TTTGAAGCTAACCAAGAGGTATTTATCGTAACTGAAGATGAGCGTATCGCTCTACCTGTAGGTGAGTACACATTGGAAGATGGTCGCATCCTTGTAGTAGCAGAAGAAGGTGTCATTGCAGAGATGCGTGATGGAGGTGAAGAAGCACCTGCTGAAGAACCTGCTCAAGAAGAAGCAACTGAAGAAGTAGAGGCTAACGAGGAAGAAGAAGAGAAAGAGGAGATGAGCTACGCTACTAAAGAAGAGTTATCTGCCGCAGTAGAAGAGATGAAGGCTATGATTGAAGAAATCAAAGCAATGATGTCTCCTAAAGAAGAAGAGATGGCTGAAGAGGTTAAGGAAGAGGAAGTAGAGATGTCTGCTGACGAACCTGCTGCCAAGCCTATCAAGCATTCTCCAGACACGAAGCCTGTAGAGATGCACCAATTCTCTAAAGGAGCAAAGGGAGACACTCTATCAAGAATCTTTAACAAACTCGGATAATGAAGAAAGTAGAATCTATTTGGGCAGAGTTATCTGCTAAAGCACAAGAGGTTGCTCAAGAGTCTACTGAACTATCCGAAGAGGTTAAGGTTGAACTTGCTTTAATGGACGATTTAGATAGACTTTCTGGAGATGTAAAGGAAATTACCTTTGACCATAGAAGTGCTATTATGCAGTTTGAAGAGGCGGCTCAAAAATTAAAAGCAAGAGTTAAAGGAAATGTTAATCAATCAGTAGACCTATTGACCGCAATAAATGATGCTGAAAAGATGGCAAGTGATTTAGGAGTTGATATTAACATTTCTAAATACCAAACAATTTTAGATAACTATTACAAAGTGACTCAAGATTTAGATGAGTTACTTCGTAAAGTATAAACAATAACAACAATCAATAATTAAATAAATAGAAAGATGGCTACATCAATCACAACTACATATGCTGGAGAGTTTGCAGGAAAATACATCTCTGCCGCATTGTTATCAGCCGACACTATTGAAGGTGGCGGTATTACTGTAAAACCAAATGTAAAGTTCAAAGAGGTAATGAAAACTCTTTCTACTAACGCATTGGTAAAAGACGCTGCGTGTGACTTCGCTGACCAAAGCACAGTTACTCTTGCAGAGCGTATCCTACAACCAGAAGAGTTCCAAGTAAACTTGGAATTATGTAAGAAAGATTTCCACAACGATTGGGAAGCAATCCAAATGGGTTACTCGGCTTTTGATAGCCTTCCTCCATCATTCGCTGATTTCTTAATCGGTCACATCGCTGCTAAAGTAGCACAGAAGACTGAAGAGAACATTTGGCAAGGTGCAACTGCTAACGCAGGTGAGTTTGACGGCTTCACTGCTTTGTTAGCTGCTGATGCAACAGTTATTGATGTAGTAGGTACTACTGTTACTGCTGCTAATGTAATCGCTGAATTGGGTAAAGTAGTAGATGAAATTCCAACCGCAGTATACGGAAAAGAAGACTTGTACATCTATGTATCTCAATCTATCGCTCGTGCTTATGTTCGTGCATTAGGTGGATTCGGTGCTTCGGGTCTTGGAGCAAATGGTGTAAACAACGCAGGTACTACTTGGTACAATGGTGGTGACCTTGCTTTTGATGGTGTTAAATTATTCGTATGTTCTGGTATGCCAGACAACGATATGGTAGCAGCACAGAAGTCTAACTTGTTCTTCGGTACAGGTTTGTTAGCTGACCACAACGAGGTGAAGCTAATTGATATGGCTGACCTTGATGGTTCACAAAATGTTCGTGTAGTTATGCGCTTTACTGCGGGTGTACAACACGGAATTGGTGCTGACATCGTATACTACACATAAGAAGTAGTTTAGTTAATAATTAAAGGGGCAGGTAGGCATATGCTTGTCTGCCCTTTTTTATAAAAAAAATAAAAGAAATTATGGCTTGTGATTTAACAAAAGGTCGTGCGTTACCTTGTCGTGAATCAGTAGGTGGACTCAAAGCAGTTTACTTTGTTGATTTCGGTGACTTGGGTGATGTTACACTTACATCCACTACAGATGACACAATCTCCAATATGGATGGAACATTTGATGCCTACAAGTATGAGCTGAAAGGCACATCTTCAGTAGAGCAAACTATTAACGCTTCTCGTGAGAACGGAACAGTATTCTTTGACCAAGCGGTTAGCCTTTCTTTGCCTCAATTGAGCAAGGAGGATAACAACGAAATCAAGTTATTGGCTTACGGCAGACCTCACATCATTGTAGAAGACTACAACGGCAACGCTTACTTGGTAGGTCGTGAACACGGAGCAGATGTAACAGGTGGTACTATTGCCTCTGGAGCAGCTATGGGAGATATGAGTGGTTACACTCTTACCTTCAACGCTATGGAGCGCACAGTTGCCAACTTCATTGATGGAGCAACTGATGGCAACCCATTTGCAGGAATGAGTTCAGCTACAGAAACTATTGTTGTTTCGTAATTAAGTAGTATATTAGCAACGGCACTTGACATAGGTGTTTTGGTTTGGTTAGGGCAGCTCTTCGGGGTTGCCCTTTCTTTTTGATATAACACTTATACCTCTTGGTGGTTAACCTATTATGCATATAGTAACTACAACAGACAAGAAGATATATTTCGTTCCGAGAGCGTTTGATACAAGTGTATCTGTTAAGATTACAGATGAGGAAACCAATGTGTCCGCTACGGAGTCTCTAACGGCTACGAAGGAGGCGAATTACTTGCATATAACACCTGCTTATACATTCGTAGAGGGCAAGTATTACACCATAAGAATAACAGGCTCTAACGAGATATATAGAGGTAAGGTTTATTGTACGAATCAAACCGACCTTGAGAAGTTTAGTGTCAACAATGGTGAGTTCACCTATTACGAGGATACTGATAATGATAATCAATACATTTACCGATGAGCAATATACGCATCGTAAACCTTGCAACGCATACTACCCCACAGGTTGTAGAAGACAATCGTAAGCAATGGGTAGCATATGGCGAGGATAATAATTACTTCCAATACCTTATAGACAGGTACAATGGTAGTGCTACAAACAATGCCATTATAAATGGTATGAGTGAGCTTATCTACGGCAAGGGGCTATACGCTACCGATGCTCAAAGAAAGCCAGACCAATATGCACAGATGAAGTCTCTGTTCTCTCGTACTTGTATGAGGAAGGTGACCTTTGATTTGAAGGCTATGGGTCAAGCAGCATTCCAAGTTATCTACAACAAAGACAAGAGTAAGATTGTACAAGTAGAGCATATGCCTATTGAGACCTTACGCTTTGAGAAGATGAACGAGGATGGTGATGTATGTGGTTACTACTACTCTAAAGATTGGACAAAGATTCGTAAGAAAGGCTTTGAGCCTGTACGCATCCCTGCGTTTGGTCACGGTGAGAAAGGTGAGGGTCTTGAGATTTATTGTATCAAGCCTTATCGTAGTGGATTCTACTACTACTCACCTGTAGACTATCAAGGGGGATTGCCTTATGCAGAGTTAGAAGAGGAGGTAGCCAACTACCACATCAATAACATTAAGAACGGACTCTCACCAAGTATGTTGATTAACTTCAACAATGGTGTACCAACGGAGGAAGAGCGTGAGCTTATAGAGAGACGAATCATACAGAAGTTTAGCGGTTCATCTAATTCTGGTAAGTTCATCTTGGCGTTTAACGATAACAAGGAGATGGCTGCAAGTATTGAGCCTGTACAGTTATCGGATGCAAGTGAGCAGTACCAATTCTTGGCAGACGAGAGTATGCGTAAGTTGATGGTAGCCCATAGGGTTACTTCACCTATGCTTATGGGTATTAAGGACAATAGTGGGTTAGGTAACAATGCTGATGAGTTGAAGACTGCAAGTCTCTTATTCCACAACACGGTTGTTAGACCTATTCAAGAGTTGATATTAGATGCTTGTGATGACATCCTTGCGGTGAATGAGGTGAGCCTTAACTTATACTTCAAGACTTTGCAGCCTTTAGAGTTGCAGATTGATATGGAGGAGGAAGTAAAAGAGGAGTTGAGTAGCGACTGCGGATGCAAAGACGAGTTGAAGGATGCTGATGACCCTTGTACGGAGGGTTATGAGATGGTAGGTATGAAGATGAAGAACGGCAGAAAAGTACCGAACTGCGTACCTATAGAACAATTAAGCGAGGATAGCCGCCCTTTTCTTGATGACGAGTTAGCCCACGAGATGTTAGATGCATTGGCTGACTTGGGTGAGGAAGAGCCAGAGGGCTATGAACTCATTGATGCAGAGATTGTAGGAGACGATGAACCAGAGGAGTTTGATACTGAAGAATACCTCAATGGATTAGTCAACTTATCCGCTACACAAGACAGTAACCAAGACTCCGAGATATACAAGGTAAGATACAAGTATGTGAAGGGTACAAAGAAGACTTCTAAAGGCTCTTCTCGTGCTTTCTGCAAGACTATGTTATCTCAAAAGAAATTGTACCGCAAAGAGGATATTGGTATGATGAGTGCAAGAGGCGTTAACAAGAGCTTTGGACACAAGGGTAGAAACTATTCTTTGTTTAAGTACAAGGGAGGAGTAAACTGCTACCATAGATGGGAGCGTAGAATCTACAAGAAGAAAATGAAGAAGAATGGTGAACCTTATGGTGGCGATGCCCTACGAGGAACTAAATATGTTAATGTTAACCAAGCGGTAAGAGCAGGATTTAAACTACCTAAAAACCCTAAAGAGGTAGCTACTGCACCGATTGATATGCCAAGACAAGGGCATCACCCTAATTACGGAAAATAATGGCAAAGGTTTTATTCATAAAAAGAGACGATTTAGTACGCAATAGCGTAATCTCTGGAAATGTAGACTCCGATAAGTTCTTGCAATTTATAGAGATTGCACAGGAGATACATATTCAAAACTATTTGGGTACAAAGTTGTACGACAAGTTGCGAGAAGACATCATAGCAGATACACTACCTGTAGCTTATGCTACTTTGTTAGATGACTATGTACAACCTATGTTGATTCATTGGGCTATGGTAGAGTACTTACCTCACGCTGCCTATACGATAGGTAATGGAGGTGCTTACAAGCACACGGCAGAGAACAGTATAGCGATGGAGAAGAACGAGGTGGACTTCTTAACGAACAAGCATAGAGATATAGCTGAACACTACACTCGTAGGTTCATTGACTTTATGGCTTTTAACAATTCTACTTATCCCGAATATAACACGAATAATAATGAAGATGTACACCCAGACAAAGATGCGGTCTTCAACGGTTGGCAATTATAAGAAACGCTACGAGCCAAAGGAGGTTAACCTAAAGAGACTAAAAAAGCTCGTCAAAAAATTAGAGAAAAATGGGTAACGGCTACGGAGCAATATACGGAAGCACTTGGTGGGGTTCACAGAACGACATCAACTTCAACGAGATTAGCTACTACATCTATGCGGTAGATGAGTTAAAGACACGAGCATTAGCTGATGGTGCTATTATGGAAGGCTTTGGTTGTGCGAGTGAGTCTATCCGTACAATGGGTGAGAGAGATTCAGCAGAGGCGATGTTTGATGCTTACAGCGTTAGGGTAGTTGCCGATAGCGGAGCTACGGAGGCAAGAATCTGTACTATTAAAGAAATAAGTTTACTACGATGAGTATATACAAGTCAAGCAGTTTAGCAATGCTTCCTACTGCGTATAAGGATGGGAAGTTGTATAGTGTACGCCCTACTGATGGTAGTGGGGACTTCACATTTAGTAGGGGTTCAAATCTTGCTGCTACAAGAATTTCAGCTTCGCAGTTAATAGAGAAGGGTAGAGAGAATCTCTTGCTGCAATCAAATACCTTTGATACTACTTGGACTACGACAAGAGCAACTTTTGTTGGTGGTCAAGCAGGGTATGATGGCTCAAACAACGCTTGGGCAATGGTTGATAACACCACTAATAGCACCCACTTATCTGCTCAATCATTATCACTCGGAGCAAGTGTTGCTACTTTTAGTATTTATGCAAAGGCTAATGATGTTGATTTCCTTGCGGTACGCTTTGAAGGTTCATCAGTAGATTACGCTTACTTTAATTTAGCTTCTGGAACATTAGGCACTATTGACTCGGATTATATTGAGGCAAGAATTACAGATGTAGGTTCTGGTTGGTATCGTTGTGAAGCAACGAGAGTATTAGCGGCAAGTGGAAATCAAGTGGTTTTATTAGCTGCTCAAGCCAACAATGACCCAACATACGCAGGTGCAGGGACTACGGCACTATACATACAAGACTCACAAGTAGAATTAGGTCTCGTAGCTACTGAATACATTGAGACAGGAGCATCTACTGCACAAAGTGGTATATTAGAGGACTTACCGAGATTAGATTATAGTGGTGGTGCTTCGTGTCCTGCTCTTTTACTTGAGCCTCAAAGAACAAATAAGGCTAATTATAGTGAGGGATATGTAGGGTATCAAACATCCACAAGCGGTACAGGTGTAGCCCCTGTTGTAAGCCAAAACGCTGCCGTATCTCCTGATGGTACACAAAATGCTTTTAGAGTAGACTTAAATAGAGGCACGGGTAATACAGGTTCGGATTGGAGTTGGATATATCAAAGTAATATTGGATATGTTGGTTCTAATGTGATTAGCGTGTATCTTAAAGCAGCCACAAGCAACGACATCGGAAAGGAAATTGCCATTCGTGCAGCAGGTGGTTCAAATGCTGTAGTATTAACCGCTGATTGGAAAAGACACGAAATAATTAAAACATCAACCGCAACATCCGATTTAGGATTGTATTCAAGAGGTGGAGAAAATGCAGACAATGCGGTTTCTTGTTATGTGTATGGATGGCAAGTAGAAAACAATTCAAGTTACCCTACAAGTTACATACCTACTATGGGTTCTGCGGTTACGAGGTCTCAAGATGTTTGTAGTGGAGCAGGAGATGCTGATACCTTTAACGATAGTGAGGGTACTTTGTTTGCAGAGATATTTATTGAAGAAGAAATAGATTCTAATATAAATATAAGCGTTTCTAAAGGTACTCACGCACAAGATTTGACCAAGTTTATTTATTTGCCATCTACTAATGAATTTAGGTTTGAAATATTTGGAGGAGCCGTTGGAACCTCAATAACTATTAACAATTTATCTTTAGGTGTATATAATAAAATTGCGGGTTCTTATGATGGGTCAGATGTAAAATTATACATAAATGGTGTTCAAATAGGTACTGCATCAACAAATCAACTACCTACTGGTTTGAATCAATTTAATTTTGATAGAGCGGATGGTACTGCACCTTTTAAGGGGAAGGCAAAAAAAGTTTTATACTTCCCAACTGCATTAACTGATAGCGAGTGTATCGCATTAACAACTATATAAGATGAGTATATACGACAAAAGCAGTTTGGTCTTAATACCAAGCGGTACAAAGGCAGGTAAGGTCTACTCGCAGAAACCTGTAAGCGGTGATGGTGATTTTACTTTCACTCGTTCATCTGCTGCTACGAGAGTTAATGCAGATGGTAATATAGAGAAGGAGACAAGTAACTTGCTGACCTACTCTAATACTTTTAGTTCTTGGACACCTGCTAACGCTGTATTAACAGATGGTCAATCTGGTTATGATGGAACAAGTGATGCTTGGTTATTAGACAAAGCTGCATCAGCAGGGAATATACAATTAAATGTTTCTTCAAGTGGTGTTAATACTTTTAGTTATTATGCTAAAGCAGGGAGTGTTGATTGGACAAGGTTATTGATTTTAGGAACTACTAACGCATCAACATACATTAACTTAACGAATGGTGCAATAGGTGTAGGCGGTGGTGGCTTTATTGATGCTACGGCAACAGATGTAGGTAGTGGTTGGTGGAGAGTTTCTATTACTCATTCTACTGCAATTACTCAAGTTCGTATTTATCCTGCACCTGCCGACAACGATACAAGTGGTTCAAGCGGTAACATCTACATCCAAGATGCCCAACTAAATCAAGGGCTGATAGCGCAAGAGGTGATTACTACAACTACATCTGCCGTATATGGAGGTATTACAGACAATACTCCAAGATTGGACTATACGGATAGTTCGTGTCCTGCACTATTGTTAGAGCCACAACGGACTAATGTTGTTACGCAGTCGGAGTATTACGATACAGGCAATGGATACTTCAATTCATTTGCATTACACGACATCGTAACAAATACTACTGCAACAAAATCTCCAACAGGTGATTATTCTGCTTCAAAGATTATACCTGACACATCAAATAGTAGCAACCATAACATATATGGAAGTAATGTTACCTCTGGTACAAAGTATGCGGTTTCAATCTTCGCTAAAGCAGCAGAGTATAATTATTTACTGATTCGTGGTCTTGGTCTTGGCGGAAGTGGCGGAGCAAGATTTAATATATCAACAGGAGTTGTTGAAGGTGTTGCAGGATATGATTCAGCAACAATAGAGGATTACGGAAACGGATGGTATAGATGTATTGCAGTCGGTACTGCTACCTCTACAACAGGTGCGTACTATCACGCTTCTCCAACTGCTGCATTCACATCATTTCAAGGAAACAACTCCGATGGTATTTACATTTACGGAGCGCAAATAGAAGCAGGAAGTTACGCAACATCCTACATACCTACCTATGGGAGTAGTGTAACTCGTGTGGGTGAAACAAACTCCGTAACAGGTGTGAGTGATATTATTGGGCAAGAACAAGGCACTTTCTTTGTTGAATGGGAAAATATAGGTGATACATCAAGACCTTATTTAGCATTGAGCGCAGGAGGTTCTACGGCTAACCGAGTGTTGATTTATGAAAGTAGCGGTGTAAATGCTCAAATAAAAAGCGGAGGCTCTGTGGTATTTCAATCTACTACTGCATCTGTAAGCGGAACAATAAAAGCAGCAGTCGCATACAACACAAATGATTTTGTATTCTATGTAAATGGAACGCAATATGGCACGGATTCAAGTGGCGCTACATTTAGCGGAACAACTTTAAGTGAAATAGAATTTGACCACGCAGGGTTGATTGGTGCATCAATAAAACAATCACTTGTATTCAAGACACGACTAACAAACTCTGAATTAGCAGATTTAACTACACTATAATGAAAACATTTAGAAAATACTCATTCGGCTCTAAAGGAGCAGCAACTACGAAACTGAATGCCTTACCACACGATGAGGAAGGTAACCCTAACCACAACCATAGTATCGTACATCTTGGAAATCTCGTAGAGACTGAAGGTACATACGATGATGAAGGAAACGAACTCACCGCACCTGTACTATCTTCTACCTACCACATAGATGTTCTATGGGATGGTGAGGCATTAGAGTCTTGGGATAGTGCTATGGTATGGTGTGCGCCTATGGGCATCCATACTTTCGGTTCATCTACTGCTATTGCGGAATGGACTGCAGCCTGTAAGGAATTGCATCCAGAATACTTCCCAGAGCCAAGTGAAGACGATTTACCATAATGCAAGATCATAACTACATACCTTCTCGTACCTCCCCTAAAGGGGGGAGGCGAGGTTGCCTATGTTGGGAGACCTCAACATATTCTATAGACTGTTGTGATGGTAGTGTAAGGGCGCAAGGTGTAGGTAGTGTTTATCTAACCGATGAAGACTAATGCAACTATCCAAGAATCTATCGTTACAAGAACTGAAGAAATCTGCTACTGCAATCAAGAAAGGCATCTCTAATGAGCCGACTATTGAGCATATGGAGAATCTTAAAGCTCTTGCAGAGAATATCTTTCAGCCTCTTCGTGATTACTTTGGAGTACCTATTGCGGTTACTTCTGGCTATCGTAGTGCTTCTCTTAACAGGATTATTGGTGGTAGCAGTACCTCTCAACATTGTAAGGGGGAGGCAATAGACTTGGATGCAGATGTTTACGGAAACCTCACAAACGCTGCAATCTTTGGTTATCTTAAAGAACATACTGACTTTGACCAACTTATATGGGAGTACGGTAATGAGGTGAATCCTGCTTGGGTTCACTGCTCATATACAAGAGGTAGAAATAGAGGCGAGGTATTAGTTGCTTACAGGGATGGAGGCAAGACACGCTACAAACAATTATGAAAATGGATGCTACAGATATAAAAGTATTTCTAATGAATACCTCAACAATGGCGTTATCTTTCGCCAACATAGAGGCAACCCTAAAAATCACCTTGCTTATAGCTTCCATTGGGTATACTGCCCAACGATGGTATTTAATGAATAAAGAAAAATAAATGAATGACACTGACTTTGGGTTTGCAAACGACTTTGAGGACTTTGTAAATGAGATGACAAATGACAAGGCTAATGAGAAAGCCTGTAGCATTGATAACCCAGATTGCGAGGCTTGTGGCTCGTAAGTATTGTGTAACTGAACCAAAGGAATGTACCTGTAAAAAGAATTGTAATGAATCCACTAATAACAAAACTACTCGGAAAAAGCGCACAGGAGACGATAGAAGCCGTTTCTAATGTCGTAGATAGGTATGTATCAACTCCAGAGGAGAAAGCCGCTATAAAGGCTTCTATTGAGTCCGAGATTAGCAGTAGGTGGAAATCCGATATGACATCGGACTCTTGGTTAAGCAAGAATGTAAGACCACTAACCTTGATTGTAGTGATT